ATTATGCACAACTTCGTCCTGAACAGAAGCACATCTTCACTGCGAATCTGAAGTATCAGATTCTTCTTGATTCTGTTCAGGGTCGTGGTCCTGGTATGGCATTCATTCCATACTGCTCTCTACCAGAACTAGAGGCATGTATGGAAGTGTGGGGATTCATGGAAATGGTTCATAGTCGTTCTTATACTTACATTATTAAGAATATCTATCCAGATCCTTCGGATGTGTTTGATACTATTCTTGATGATGAAAGAATTCTGGAACGTGCTAAGAGTGTAACCTCTGCCTATGATGAATTTTTGGAATCTGCACATCAATATGGTTCTTCTAATGATTGGAAATTTGCACAAGAAGGAGTAGAAACTGCACAAGATACCAGATATGAACTCAAAAGAAAACTATATCGAGCGATTGCGAACGTTAATATCCTCGAAGGAATTCGGTTCTACGTATCGTTTGCCTGCTCTTTCGCTTTTGGTGAACTTAAACTCATGGAAGGAAGTGCCAAAATCATCTCCCTCATCGCCAGAGACGAATCCCAACACCTAGTTCTTACTCAGAAAATTCTGAATAAATGGGCTCAAGGTGACGATCCTGATATGGTTCGTATTGCAGAAGAAGAAAAAGAAAACATCATTGAGATGTTCAGGAGTACTGTAAAGGAAGAAAAGAATTGGGCAGAGTATCTGTTTAAGGATGGATCTATGATCGGTCTGAATACCAAACTACTTTCTCAGTATGTTGAGTGGATTGCTAATCGTCGTCTGAAGGCAATTGGTCTAAACCCCATCTATGACGTTCCAGCGAAGAATAATCCCCTTCCTTGGACCGAGCACTGGCTCAACTCCAAGTCCATGCAGAACGCCCCACAGGAGACGGAAATCGAGTCCTACGTGATCGGTGGCATCAAGCAGGACGTAACCAGCAACACATTCGCAGGATTCTCCCTCTGAGGGGGCTTGACACGATCCCTTGGGTGCCCTATGATGACGGGGTACTCAAGGAACCGTCATGTTCGTTACTGGAGATTTGAAATCTGCTGTTGCTGAAGCAGAACAATTTCGTAAAGAAAGTGAATATGAAAATTTAATTTGTCTTAAAGAAGTTTCTGGATCTGGAGTTAATGAATCAACTCTTAATTCTTCCCTTGAAAAATGTTCTTCTCTCTTAACTGAAGACGACCGACAATTCTACAAAAAGTTTTGGGAAAACCATTCCAAGCGGTCTTTATGCTGTTTACCCAAAGGACATTCTGGTAAATGTTATACTAGTTGGGATTCTTTCTTTGCTCCTCAGTTTTCCAAAAAAATTCACGATTGTACACAAGCACCAGGTAATACAGATATTCTATTCAAGAATCGTTGTAAGCGTAGTTATCCTGTTCAAATTACTAAAAAGCAATATACTATCATCAACAATAATCATAAACTCAAAGCAAACCAAGCAAACCTTAAGGCTGCTATTCCTGTAGAGAATGGTGGGACTGCTTTTACGGTTGCTACAGCATTGTTCGATTTTGCTTCTCTACTTATGCTGCAAAAAGGAATTGAGCATAGTCTTCCTGAATCTATAGAATATAAACTCTTGGATCGTGCTCAAGATATTGTTGAGTATCTTAAACGAGAAGGAGTAAATATTATTGATAAAAATGGTCAACTTTGCGATGCTGTTCTTGGATACACTCTAGAACCAGAATGGTATACTATTGAAGATGAACGTAGTCCATTCCAAATTCAATTCGGTCATGTTAATCCCCTCCGAGCAGATAAGTATATGACTAGGGGGAAAAATGTAATTCCTCTCACTCGTCGTGCTAACCTGATTCAATCTGATACTCCCCTTTCTGAAGTTCACGAATTTATTAAAGACGCTTATGAACACACTATTGCACGGTGATTGTCTGGTTGAACTCCAGAAACTAGAAGATAAATCTGCTGATCTAATTCTGATTGATCCTCCTTACAACATTGGTAAGGAGGACTGGGATAACTTTGGTTATACCAAGAAGGGATATCAACCAAAGGAATATTCTGGTGAGTCTTATTATGATTGGATGGAAGAAGTCTTTGTACAATTGTCCAGGGTCATGAAAGACTCTGGATCATTTTGGTTTTTCCATAATGACTTTCGCATCATGGCTGAATTGGATCGTCGAATTCAGCAGTCAACTGATCTGGATTATCGTAACTTTATTGTGTGGAACAAACTATTTGATGGATGTAAGCAAGAAGGATTCCTAAAAGGATTCGTTCAGGTTGAAGGTTTGAACAACTTCCAAAAGATGGCAGAGTATATGATGTTCTATACTCGTAAAGACTTGCACCTAAAGCTCAAAGAAGAACGTTTGAAGCGTGGAGTAAAGTCTTCGGAAATCTCTGCAGAAATTCTCAGTAAGAATGGAAATCTTACTGGATGGTATAGCAATATCGAAACGGGTAAGAATTATCCTACTGAAGAAACAATTAAACCAATCACTAAATACCTAGGATTGAAGATGGAAGATATTGTTCCTAAATTTAACAATCAAAGAACTCACCATTCTGTATGGAATTATGAGTTTGATAGTAAAAAGATGGGACATATTACTCCTAAACCAGTCGATCTACTTAAGAATATTATTCTTCATTGCACCGATCCTGGTGATGTAGTTCTTGATTGCTTTGGTGGATCTGGATCTACCGCTGTAGCATGTATTCAGTCTAATAGAAAATATATTTTGATTGAAAAAGAACAACAATATATTGATATTATTAATACTAGAATCAGTAATGAAGTAAATACTTTGTCTCAATTTATATGAGGAGATATGGAAGAACTCGTTAACGGTCTTAATTTAATCAAAGAATTTGAAAGTTGTCACCTACATGCATACCCAGATCCTAAGACTGGTGGTAAACCAATCACAATAGGATGGGGTAGCACTAGAGATTTTGATGGTAGTCCTTTTAAGTTGGGTAAAACTATCACTCAAAAGTACGCAGATAGTCTTCTAGACTTTCAAATAAAGAATGAGTTTCTTCCCGCTCTTCAAAAGATTTCTCATTGGGATGAGATGAATGACAATCAAAAAGGTGCGCTCCTGAGTTTTGCGTATAACTTAGGGGCGAATTTTTATGGAAGTGAAGGATTTAATACTATCTCTCTCAATCTAAGAGAGAAGAATTGGGCAGCAATACCTAAAACATTAGAGTTATATCGTAATCCTGGATCTAATGTAGAAGCAGGATTACTAAGAAGGCGTAAAGCCGAAGGAGATTTATGGAGAAAACCAATAGGAGGATACACAATGGAGTTTATAGATTTACACAATTTCTTCAAGCATTACGATGATAAGAACCCTAAGCATGTAGAAGCAGCAGGAATGCTGGAAAAGATTCTTATTGCTAAACTACCAGAAGAGATGAAAGATACTTCTGCATGGGTGAAGACATTCAGAACCAAACCAGAGAAACCAAAGTCCTCTGTACTTGATGTTCCATTCTTCCCACAGACAGATAACTACAGAGATGCAGATAGAACTTGCAATAGTTCTGCTTGTGCTATGGTACTTGAGTATTTGAAACCAGGAACTCTTAAGGGATCTAAAGGTGATGATGCTTATGTACAGAAAGTATTCTCAACTGGAGATACTACAGATCATTTAGTACAAACTAGAGTGCTTGCTTCTTATGGAGTTAAGTCATCCTTTAGTTATTCCCTAGGATTCGAGGATCTGGATAGGGAACTTGCTGCTGGTCGTCCTGTGGTGATCGGAATCCTTCATAGGGGATCCCTCAGTGCCCCTACAGGAGGGCACATGCTCGTGGTAGTGGGTAAGACCCCTGCAGGCGATTATGTGGTCAATGACCCCTATGGATCCCTCAACGATGGGTATACGGGTGCTGTGGGCAACGGAGATGGTGCTGTCTACGCTCGTAGCGTCCTGCAGAAGAGGTGGCTTCCTGACGGTCCTAAGAGCGGCTGGGGACGTATCTTCGCATAAATAGATTCGGGGCAACCCAAATATCGTCGTCGCAAGGTTGTCGGGTGACAAAGACCACTTGACAACCCCTTTTTTTCTCTGTAAAATAACTCTGTAAGGGTTCAGGACAAGTTATATAAGCTTAGATAAATACCTTCGTAATGGAGGTTTTTTAATGTCTTATGAGAATCCTTGGATGTATAATTCAGAAGTTTTTGAATCGGATAACATCCAAGATTATTTTGGTTTCGTTTATCATATCCACTGCACTGCAACTGGTAAGTCGTATATTGGTAGAAAATATTTCTGGAGTTTCCGCACACCAAAGGGCAAATCTAGAAAAGTTAAATCAGAGTCAGATTGGAAAAATTATTATGGATCATGTCCCGAAC